TTCAATCTTTGATTTAAAACCTTTAAAGAAAACATTCTTAGCCTGCTGTGCGTTAATAGCAACGTTGATTAAGTCGATAGCATCTCCAGATGGCTTACCAAAATACTTTGCTGGGTCTTTTAAACATAATAGTTTATATACAATATATGCACATGCTACTGTTGATACGAAGTCTTTTCCAGATCCCTTGCCAAGTTGCAGGATAATCTCATTCTTAGTGTATTTTTCAAAGTATCTTGTACCTTCTTCTTCTACCATTATATCAATGAGATCTTCTTTACGATATATCTGGCTCATCGCTTCAACAATGTCGTACTGGATATCAGACAGGCCAGGCTGACCTAGGTATGCATCACCCTCAACAAATGTTTTTGCATCTACTGGAGTTTCTTGAAAGTTATTGTCTTTAAGTACTTCAAAAAAATCATTGAACGTCGTGGACAACTGTAATCACCTCGTTGTCTTTTGCAAACGAAGAAAGTCTACGCATTATTTCATCACGAACTTGTGGATACTCGGATGCAATATCTTTTAAGATAAGGACAAGAACTTCTTGCCTTCTTTCAATTTCCATCATTTCTTCTGCTAATTCTTTATTCTCAAGCAGACCAGCCTTTTGTAGCATATCTATACGCTTAGACTCAATGTCCATTACAAGTTTAATTGCAGCAGTCTTTGCACTAAGGTTATTTGTCATTGATGCTTCATCAATAACTTCGTATGTGCGAGACACCAACTTACTGTAGTGTGTGTCAGCAGCAGCAAGGGCTTCTTTGGCACGAGCACGGATAGCATCATTAGCAGATGCCATAACTTTCCACTCATTGATAAGAGTTACCACTCTTTGTCTTGGTATTGAAAGTTGCTTAGAGATTACCGTTGGGTCATTGCCCTTTAGATATTCTTCTACAACTAAATTAACTTGGTCTAAATGTTTAACTAGATCGTCTTCAGTTGACATATTTTCCCTCTAGCCTGTTTATCTCATCTTTGATATAAAAGATTGCTTTCTCAAGATCCTGTATTGTCTTTGCCTCATCCTTGAGTCCTGCTCTCCACAAATACTTAAATGCATTGCCAATATTAAAATTACGATGACGAGTTATCTCAATACACTCAATGCCAGATGGGTCTGATGTGTAGTGTAAAGGATTATTAACTTGATCAACTGTTATGTTTAAGTTATCACTCATCGTCTTCCTCCCAATCAAATGCTTCTGGAATTCCTTTTAAAGTAGCAAAAGCAAATGCAAAACCAACAGTACCTGCTACAGCAAGTGCTACTAATGCTTTTTCAAATTTATTCATCGCTTTGATTTCCTCAATCCAAATTTTGCAAGGTATACATATATAGTCTCTAGACTCACACCGCACTCCTTTGCAATCTCTTCTGGAGTCTTTCTGTCCATAAGATACCTCTTACGCATAAAAGTCTCACTTGTATATAGTTTAGCAGCCATGATACTATTTGTCAACTCCAATTGCTTTACCCCAATTTTTTATCGCCCAGTGACCAATGCCACAAGCATCAGCAACATCATTATCAGTAATAGTTCTATCATATATAGTGTTGATAAATCTAATAGTTCTTTCTTTACGAAGATTTCTTTCGTAAGACTTATACCAAGAAACAGATTTTCCAGGGTGTTGTGACCTAATAAATAACTGTTCATCTTTTGATATTTTTTTATTACCTATGTAGTTCTGCCAAGTAATTGGTGAAACAGTTCCTATTACCTTAGTCCCAGACTGACCTGCAGCCCCTAGTATTGCTCCTTGAACTAAAGCAAGATCTGCAGCAGTCTTTGGGCTATTCATAAACACTGTGTGCTCAATTATGATAGCCTCAAAGCCACCGTAGTAATCAAAAAACCCTTTTACCTTCTTGCCTGCGTCCATAACTTTTTCATATGTATTGTTACCCTCAAAGTTAATTTTTCCAACTACACCGAGATCTTCTCCAGCAAATAAAGAAAACGCTAGGCTATTAGTACTAGCATCAATAGCACAAATTGTGTGTGGCTTTACCTCTATCCCCCACTTATTTTTTACCATTTAGTTTTCCTTTTATTTCTTTAATTGCTTTGCTTACTGCATCTGGATTTACTGCACAAGAAGAACATATCAAATCATCGTTGTATATAGATAGAGGTAAAGAGCAAGACTTACATAGCCTTGTCTTTCCTCTTCTTTTTTGTCTTTTTGAATGAAGATATCTTTCAGCAATTTTTTCTTTTGTTGCTAGATCTCTACATCCTGCAGAGCAATATATTTGATAAGATACTGTTTGCTCAAATTGATTATCGCAGCATTTACAATTCTTCACCGAGAATCTCCAAGGGTGCTATTTTTAACACGCCTGGTCCTGCAGACTCACATGCTTTTTTAATTGGGCATGACTTGCATATCTTGGAGTTTGATCTATAGTTTTTGTTTGGCAGGGTTCTATCTTCCCATGTCTTGCGAACTAGTCTCATCCAATCAAATGCCTGGTCTACCCACCGACGGTAATGATCGTTTACATCTACAGGGATCAAAAGGAGTTCATGATTGTTTTTATTTTCATAAATCATCACACCTGTTGGTCTCTTTAAAATCTTCATATAAATAAGCAACTGCATTAAGTGACCATTCTTGGCTTTGCCTGATGCCTTTCTATATTCAAATCCTTCGTTCATCATTGTTTTAATTTCCCCAATGAGTTCTTGCCCTTGCCAATCAAACATAACATCCCCATATCCAAAGATAGGTGGATCTTGGTTTGTAATCTTAAACTCTGTAGTGGCTTCGTTATTTTCATCACGATAAACTTTAACAATTCCCGCATTCATCATTGCATTTTGAATTCTTGCGTGTGACAAAGTTCCTGCTGTCATATTTGCAGCAGCATATGCGTCTGCATTATCTTCAAACATTTGGCCATCAAAAGCAAGATACCAATATCTAGCACACTCTCCATGCCCATATGCAATTGTTGATGGAGCAAAAGTCTTCTTTGTTGTGTGCTTGTCTACACGAGTAATCGTATATCCTTCTTTAATCTTTGCCTCAAGCCCCGCTATATCCATAGAGTGGATTGGCTTTTCTTCTGGTTTTATCATTACAGTATGCAGCAAATTCTTTGTCATAATTTTCTCGTTTCTATTAGTTATAAGTATAGCAGATTAACGTGTTATGTATTTTAGTGCGGACACCAAGTTATTTAACGACTCTGCTGCCGTATAATAAAGATTCTTCTTTCCTCGATCTGACTTATCAACATTTGCCATCCAGGTTGCTTTAAAAGCCATCTTAGCAGCAATTGCCTGAAGCCTTACAATCTCTATATGTGCTACATTTAATGGAATATCTGGCTTAATAATGATCTTAGCAATAAATGTAAGTGCTGTAGTTAGTTCTTCGTCTTGCATATAGTCAGCAATTTCTGCAAGACCATTTACCATATCAATCGTAGTGCTTTCATTTTGCATTTATTATTCCTTTTTAAGAGTTGTCGTTGTCTGTTTTAGTTAGTGCTGCTTCTTTTTCAAAAAAAGTATCATTGTATTTTAAAAATAATGGATCTGCTTGCCAGATTTTAAGTCTCTCTTTTCTTTTTTCTGGACTGCGAGCAGCGAAGTTTAACTCTTCAAAATCTTTTCTTGTTGAAAAATGCATTGTCAAAACTTCGGTATTATCTCCTTCTTTAAACAATACTGGCTCTCTCCAGTGAACTTGACCAGCACCCCAAAATACAAGAAGATCTCCGTACTGAAGATTAAAAATTTCACCCTCGATAACTATAGGCCAATCTATGTTGGCCCCCAACTGATAATCCATAGTTAGTTTAGAAAAATAATTATCTGAATCATAGTGAACTGGCAGTTTTGGATTTGTCCCAGCATTATGATCTTTACGATAACTCAAATAACTATTATGGTACATAAATACTTCTTCTCCAACCATATCTGAAGCAAACACTTCAAGTTTTCTCCGTATATGTTCTGGGTACATTACTTCTATCTGCATTCTTGATAAGTCAGGCAATACAAGTGGAGAGTAGAACTCACTCAAATCTTTAGCATTTTTTTGATACTTTACAATTGCCTGCAAAACCTCTACTTCTTCATCAGTAAAGAAGTCTTTAATAATTCTTGGTACTACTTTTATTTTTGGTTCGTGTCCTGTGTTCATAATACTATTATACACCATCCTCTGTAATTTGCTCTAAGATGCTCATCTCAATTATAGCAAGTCTAACCTTAGAGTTGCCATCGCCAATAACTACCACAATTGCTGGATCTTTTCCATTCTTCATGGCATCGGTTGTAGCCTTAGCCCAAACCTCTTTATTTAAAGTAAAGGACTTACTAACCTCTTTAAAGTCTACTACAAAGTTTTTCCAAGAAGCATCTCCTTTTTGTGTGTTGCGTCCAGAGTTTTTGTGCTGTTTGGCACCTATCCTTTTAGACTCACTCTTCTCCGTCAAAGTCGCTCTTCTTTCTTTTTCCAAGGTTAACCTTACTTAAATGTTTATCTTTACACATCCAAGTCATTTCTTTTGTTTCTGCATATAGCCTAAGAGTTTTAACTTCTGCTTTGCACGTATGGCACAAAAAAATACCTTGATAGATTGTAAAACTAGGCATTTAGTTTTGACTTAATTGATTCTTGCAAGTCAAGGTCCTCTCTTACACGATTAACAAATGCTTCTTTACCCTGTACCTTTGAGCCATCAGGGAGTATATACCATGCCCCTGTGCGCTCTACAATCCCGTTTAGTTCAGCAGTAGTAACAAGATCACCGATGGTGTCAAGACCAATATCGTCACCTCTAAAATAAAAATCATACTCGCCAGATTGAAACCCTGGGGAGGTTTTTGAGAACTGTAATTCCCATTTAATAGTTCTACCAACTTTTTCTTCAATTAATTTATCTCCTACCTTGATCTTGCCCTTAATTGCTTGATTGTCTGACTCTGAAGAAAAGAGTTTAACAATACATGAGGAATAAAACTTAGTAGCCTGACCACCAGAAGG